GAGAAAGTTATTTAAAATTAAAGCATGGTCTTAAACTCAATAAGCAACAATTGGAAAAATTAAAAAAACATATAGCCTTTATTATCAAAGAGATTAAAGAAGCCAATGACTAAAATACCTAAGAAAAGAGGACAGTTAAGCTTAGAAGAAGAACAATATATCAAGGATAATATACAGAAGCTTTCCATAAATCAGATATCTAATGATATTAATAGAAACTCTTCTACTATTAAAAAGTATATAGAAAAAAACAACTTATATATAGATGATGATGAAAAAGATATAGACTTTACATTAAAACAAAAGTTACATTGTAAAACGTTTTGGAATGAAATACAAAAACAGTTTGATGTTGCTACTGGAGAATTACAATATTTTGAAGACACGTGGGTAGGTTTAGTTAAACAGTTTCGTGAAGATGTATTACCAGCAGAAGAACTACAGATAAAACAATTTATTACTATTGATATTTTAATTAATAGATCTATGAAAGAAAGAAAAAGACATATATCAGAAACAGAAAAGTTACAAAAACAAGTAGACTTCGAATACTCTTTACCAGAATCAGATAGGGATACTGCAAGATTAGCTAACCTTGAAACCCAATTAAGTTTTGCTAGAAATAGTATTGCCAATTATACTAATGAATATACAAAGTTACTTAATGAACAACAAAAAATAAGTAAAGATCTTAAAGCTACTCGTGAACAGAGAATTAAAAGAATAGAGGATGGTAAAAGTAGTTGGGTAGGATTAATCAGAATGCTTGAGGACGAAGAGATACGAGAAAAAACAGGAAGAGAAATGGAAATTCTTAACATGGCTTCTAATAAGTTTAAAGATAAGCTTTCGGAGTATCATACTTTTGCAGATGAAACTGTAGACAAACCTTTTTTATTACCAGAAACAGAGGTTAAGGAATGAACAAGACAGCAGTTATAACCGGAGTAACAGGTCAGGATGGTAGTTATCTTTGCGATTACTTACTAGATTTAGATTATACCGTAATAGGACTGAAAAGAAGATCTAGTACAAATAATATAGAAAGAATAAAACATATAATTAATAATCCAAATTTTAATTTATTAGAATTTGACTTAACAGATCCAGCTAGCGTATTGGCAGTTGTTGACAAGTATAGACCGGATGAATTTTATAATCTAGCAGCTCAAAGTCATGTAAAAACTAGTTTTGATCAACCGACAACAACAATAGAGATTAACACGATAGGGGTTCTAAATATTCTGGAAGCTATCAGACATTGCTCTAAAGAGACAAAGTTTTATCAAGCCAGCACTAGCGAAATGTTTGGCAGAAATTATGATGAGGATGAAGACGGAGTTAAGTATCAGGATGAAAAAACACAGCTATTACCACAGAGTCCTTACGGAGTAGCGAAACTAGCTAGTCATAGATTGGTGCAGTTGTACAGGGATTCATATCAAATATTTGCTTGTTGTGGCATTCTCTTTAATCACGAGAGTCCAAAAAGATGTGATACTTTTGTAACTAAAAAGATAACACAATATATTGGACAGCTGGTTGGAGGTCTGACCAAGGATACTCTGAAACTAGGTAATTTATCAGCTTGTAGAGATTGGGGACACGCCAAAGATTACGTAGAGGCAATGTATTTAATGTTACAGCAAGATTCTCCTAATGATTTTGTAATCTCTATGGGACAAACACATTCAGTATTAGACTTCTTAAAAGCTTGTTTTAATTATGTAAATTTAGATTATAAAGATTATGTAGAGATAGATTCTAGTTTGTATAGACCCGCTGAAGTAGATTATCTATTAGGAAAAAGCACCAAAGCGAGAGAACAATTGGGTTGGAAACCCAATTATGATTTCGAAGGTCTCGTTATAGATATGATGGAATATGAACTGAAAGAGGTTGGTGTACATGAGACGTAATTTTAATGATCCCACATATAAGAGGTGGAGAAAATCAGTATACTCCAGAGATAAATTTAAATGTCAATGGCCTGGATGTCAGTCTTCTAAAAAGTTAAATGCTCATCATATTATGAAGTGGGCTGATAATCCTGGTTTAAGATATAATGTAGACAATGGTATAACCTTATGTTATTTACATCATAAGATGATATCTGGTTCAGAAGAATATTATCAACACGTATTTAAAAAAATTATAGCTAATAACAGTAATAAAAAATGACAAGTTATCCTGACATAACTATTATAGTAGACACGCGAGAACAACAGCCATGGGATTTTGATAATTATGCCGTGGCTCATACTAAATTGGATACTGGAGATTATAGTATCGAAGGTATGGAAGAAGTTATTACTATTGAAAGAAAGAAATCTGTTAGTGAAATAGCTAATAATATTACGGAAAAAAGATTTGTGGATGTTTTAGAAAGATTGTCTAAATATAAATATCCTTTTATATTATTGGAATTTGGTTTATCTGATGTTTTAATGTATCCTGTAGGTTCTAATTTACCTAAAAAAATGTGGAGTAAGATTAAAATCTCTCCTACTTTTATATTGAAGAATATGCTTGAATGGGAATTGAAATATGGTATACATGTAATATTTTGTGAGTCCGGGAAAAATGCTAGAATATTAGCAGAATACATATTTAAAAAAATATACTTTACAGAACTTAATGCCAAGGAGAAAGAATAATGAAACTAGAGAAGCCAATTACACTTCAACCCTTTCCATATACAGATCAAAATGATAAGATTGTACAGCCTCCACCAGTAAAAATTGAAGAGCTGAAACCAACTTTTGTAGACAATACGTCATTACAACATCTTAGTGTTAATTTTGAAGGAGTTCAATATCCTTTAATGCTTGTTTGGGGAGATACGTATACAGCCATGGGAGACTATCAAAAGTCTGAACTTGTAGAGCTTATGGAATCTACGTTAGGAGATGATCCACAAGCACGATTACAATCATTATATCCAAGAACCCTAGAAGCTGACCCTGATGGTCCTGGAACTATTTTAACCAATATGATAAAAACACTAGGAATCAAAAGTTCTTCTAGCTGTAGTTGTCGACGTCACGCTTTGAAGATGAATGACAAAGGAGCTGATTGGTGTAAAGATAATCTTGGCGAAATTTGTGCCTGGATTAAAGAAGAAAGCAAGAAACGTAAAATTCCATACGTGGAAACAGTAGTAAAGATTATGGTAAATAGAGCCATTAATAAGTCTAAAAAGCTAAAGTCTAAAAAAGTTTAATTTATATGAGTACCTTTAATTCTTTCGATAATGCTTGGTTAGAATTAGGAGATATAGATTCTTTACCTATTGAAAAGAACTTAATGGTTAATAGGTCTAAAGGAGATATAGAAAATCCTGATGCTCATCTAATGCGTATTATGAGAGAGACTAAGTATATAGGTGCTACTTGTAAATTGCTTTTTGGAATAGAGTTACATCCTATACAGATGGTTATACTACAAGAGTTTTGGCATAGGCCTTTTCCTATGTTTATAGCTAGTCGTGGTTTTGGTAAGTCTTTTTTAATGAGTTTGTATTGTATATTAAAATGCGCATTTGTTCCCGGTACTAAAATTGTTGTAGTTGGTGCTGGTTTTAGACAGAGTAAGATTCTATTTGAGTATATGGAGAATATTTGGAGAGATAGTCCTATCTTAAGAAGTATTTTTAGCGGAAACGAGGATGGTCCTAGAAGAGATGTTGATAGATGTACAATGAGATTAGGAGACAGTTGGACTATTGCTATTCCTATGGGTGATGGAAGTAAAATTAGAGGTCTTAGGGCGCACATAATTATTGCTGATGAATTTGCTTCAATGTCTCCAGATATTTATGAAACTGTTGTTGCTGGTTTTGCTGCTGTTAGTGCAAGTCCGATACAGAATGTTAAAGAGGAAGCAAGAAAGCAAGCTATGATAGAAGCTGGTTTGTGGTCTGAAGAACTAGAAACATTAAGTAAAAAGAAGGGTAATCAAGCTATTATATCTGGCACAGCAGATTATGGTTTTAAACATTTTGCAGATTATTGGAGAAGATATAAGTCTATCATAGAAAGTAAAGGAGACTTGATTAAATTGCAGGATGTGTTTAAGGGTGAAGTTCCTGAGAACTTTAATTGGGATGATTATTCTGTAATTAGAGTTCCTTATGAATTAATACCCAAAGGATTTATGGATGATAAGCAAGTTGCTAGAGCTAAAGCTACGATTCATAGTGGCATATACAATATGGAATATGCTGCATGTTTTGTGAACGATAGTCAAGGATTTTTTAAGAGAAGTTTAATAGAAAGTTGCGTAGCCTCAGATCAAGCTCCTGTCAAGATTGGAGACAAGGAAATAGTTTTTGATGCTAGAACAGTAGGAGATTCAAGTAAACATTATGTTTATGGTATTGACCCAGCCTCAGAAAAAGATAATTTTAGTCTGGTAGTACTAGAGTTGCATCCAGATCACGCTAGAATAGTTTATTGCTGGACTACAAATAGAACCAACTTTAAAGATAGACAGAAAACAGGATTAGTAGATGAACATGACTTTTATGGATTTTGTGCCAGAAAAATTAGAGATTTGATGAAAACTTTTCCTCCAGCTGTAATCGGTATGGATGCTCAAGGAGGAGGAATAGCCATTGAAGAAGCACTACATGATCCCTCTAGACTGAAAGAGGGAGAGCTTTGTATATGGCCTACAATAGGAGACGGAAAGGCTAAGGACACGGATTTTCAAGCTGGTCTACACATTTTAGAAATGGTTCAATTCGCCAGAGCGGATTGGACATCCCAAGCTAATCACGGATTAAGAAAAGACTTCGAAGATAAAACTTTATTACTTCCTAGGTTTGATAACTTGACACTAGGTCTTGCTATGGATCAAGAAAATAAAGATATTTTAGAAGATGATTTAGACAAATTGTATGACAGTTTACCAGAATGTATTTTAGAGATAGAAGAATTAAAAAATGAATTAACTACTATAGTTATGACACAAACTAGTACTGGGCCTAACGCTAGAGACAGATGGGATACTCCTGAAGTAAAATTACAAAATGGTAAAAAGGGCAGATTAAGAAAAGATAGATATAGTTCATTAGTTATAGCAAACATGCTGGCTAGGCAAATCAGGAATACATTAGGTCCTAACGTAACTTTTGATGTGGTAGGAGGAAATAGAAAAGACATGGTCAAATCCGATGGAGACTTGTACAAGGGGCCTTCTTGGTTCACTTCGGCCGTTAATGATGAATCTCAGGATATTTACAAGGGTATTTATCGAAATTAGTGTAGTATAAAATATAATCCAATTACAATCCAATTACAATCAGAATAAATTATGTCTAAAGAATATTCAAACAAAAACATCAAGAATTCAGAAATAGAAGAACAAAAAGCTTATATTACATGGGGAGATGATTTAGAAAGCAAGCAAAAAGCTTTAAATGAGTCTTCTGAGTCTTTAGAAGAATATGTTGGTGTCACTAAAGCAGCTACTGGAAGAAGATATAGTTTAGATTATTCTGGCTTAGACACAAATACATCCGGTAGGCCTGGATTGACTAGATCTGACTATGATTATTTCAGACCAGAAGAAGCAGTTCCTAGAAATGGCATCAAACCAATTATAGCCAGGGCTGAAGATGTATATCAAAAAGTTGGACTCGTAAAAAATGTTATTGATTTAATGGGAGACTTTGGAGTTCAAGGCATTAGATTGGTACATAAAAATAAGAGAATAGAAAGATTTTACAATCATTGGTTTGCTAAGGTTTCTGGTAAAGATAGAAGTGAAAGATTTTTAAACAACTTATATAAGACAGGTAATGTGGTTGTACACAGACAAACAGGTAAGCTTAGTTTAAAAGCAGCTGAGAAACTATACAAAACAAACGCATCTCCAGATTTACAAATCAATGTTTCAGAACCCAGCATAGAGAAAAGAGAAATACCTTGGATTTATACTTTTATTGATCCTGTGTATGTAGATGCTTCTGGTGGATCTTTATCTTCTTTCGTACAACAAAAAAGATATGAACTCAGAATTCCCGCAAAGTTAAGAAAATTAATTAATAGTCCAAAGACTGATGCAGAAAAAGAAGTGGTTGCAAATTTACCATCGTCTATTTTAGAAGCAGCTAAAAACAAAAAGCCTTTTGCTCTTGATCCTGAAAAGGTTATGGTTTTTCACTACAAGAAAGACGATTGGCATCCTTGGGCTTTTCCTATGATATACTCTATTATGGATGATATCACAGTTATAGAAAAACTAAAACTAGCAGATATGGCAGCTCTGGATGGGGCTATTTCTAATATTAGGATTTTTAAGCTTGGTAGTCTTGAGCATAAAATTGCTCCAACTAAAGCGGCTACTTCAAAACTAGCACAGATATTAGGAAATAATGTTGGTGGAGGTACTATGGATTTGGTTTGGGGTCCAGATATAGAACTGTTAGAATCAAATACTAATGTACATCAATTTTTAGGCGAAGGTAAATATGTTCCTCATTTAAATGCTGTATATGCAGGACTAGGCATTCCTCCCACACTAACCGGTACATTCGGTGCAGCTGGTACTACTAATAACTTTATAAGCTTAAAGACTTTGACACAAAGATTACAATATGGTAGAGATGTGCTGACAGAATTTTGGGCAGCAGAAATTTTAAGAGTTCAAAAAGCTATGAATTTTAGATCTCCAGCAAAAATTGAATTTGATAGAATGGACTTATCTAATGAAGAAGCAGAGAAATCACTTCTCATACAATTAGCTGACAGAAATCTAATATCAGATGAATTACTACAACGAAAGTTTGGTTTTGATCATGACATGGAAAAGAGTAGGCTCAATAGTGAGCATAGAGCTAGAAAGTCAAAAAGAATGATACGCAAGTCTAGTCCTTATCATAATCCAGAGCCAGAAGAAGGATTGAAAAAGATAGCCTTGCAGTCTGGGACTGTAAGTCCAAGCGAAGTAGGTCTGGAGTTAGAGCCAAAGAAAAAGAACGAAAAAACCTTGCTAGAAATTAAGCAAGACAGCCTGCCAAATAAAACAACGAAGTTGGCCAACGATCCGTCTTCGGAGTCGTTGCCAGGGCAACCGCAGGAAGGTAGGCCCAAATTATCTAAGGATCAAAAACCCAGAAAAGAAAAAAAGTTCTCCCCTCAGACAGGAGCTAAATTATCTATATGGGCAGCAACAGCTCAAGAGCAAATAAGTGATATAATCAACCCAATGATATTAGAGTATTTTAGTAAGAAAAATTTGAGATCTTTATCTAGCGCACAGCACAACTATTTAGATGATCTTAAGACAAATATCCTGCTCAATATTGAACCGTTTGAAGAAATTACAGTAGATATTGTAAATTCCAGTTTAGGCTCTTCTGAGTATGTTAATAAATATAATTATTATTTAAAGCAGATCAAATCTGATTTTGGCAGAGATTTAACGGCGAATGAAATTAAACAAGCTAAATCTTCTTTTTATTCTATGGTGTATAATAAATAACGCGTAACTCTGGGAGATAAAGATGATTATTTTCGAACAAGAAAAAAAAGACGGTATAGAGCATAAGATGCTTTCTAATGCGTCTATAAATTATACTGCTTTAGTAGAACCATGTGAGAAAGACAATATAAAAAAGGACCTTTCTAAGTCTGTTGCTTCTTTAGCAGATGAAGATTTATATTATGTCCAATCTATCTTAGTTAGTTCTTCATGGAATAAAAATGATGATGTGTTCGATAAGGTAGAGGTCTGGAATGCCAGAGCAACTCCAGAACATAAGCCAACTAATCTTGAGCATGACGAAAAGCTTATAGTGGGTCATATTACATCAAATTGGCCTATTACTGATGATGGTATTTTAATAGATGCTAATACAGATGTTAAAAATTTACCAAATAAATATCATATTTTAACTGGCTCTGTTATCTATAGAGGGTTTAGTGATCCAGAACTTCGGGATAGAGCTGAAAGGCTAATTGCTGAAATTGAATCTGGAGATAAATATGTGAGTATGGAATGTTTCTTTAAAGGTTTCGATTATAGTTTAGAAGATAAATCAAATGGTTCGTTTTCAATTATAGAGAGAAATGAAGACACATCACACTTAACAAAACACCTGAAAGTTTATGGTGGTCTAGGAGAGAAAGACAACTATAAAATTGGTAGATTATTACGTAATATTACCTTTAGTGGCAAAGGTTTTGTTGCAAAGCCAGCAAATGAAGATAGTATTATATTTAATAGAAATACGCTCATGGATAAACTTCATCAATATGGTGATACTATTTTGGAGAAAAAAAATGACGAATTTAATGATTCAGGTGTATCTAATACACAGCAATCCATTATAACGGAGACAGAAGAAATGAATAAAGAAGAAATGTCAGCAGCAGCATCAGAACAACCTAGTAAAGATTGTCATGATTTGACATCTCAGGCTAATGCCCTTAACGAAACAATTAACACTTTAAACGAAACTATTAATACCCTTAAACAAGAACACGAGGTTGCAATGAGTAATAAACAAGAACAGGTAGAACAGCTTGTAGCTGCTGATGAAGTAACTCAAAAGAGTATTTCAGAACTACAAACTCAGATCACTGAACTAAGCACGGCTCAAGAAGAAGCTGGCGTTAAAATCGCTGATCTTGAAACAGCAAAGACCGAAGCTGAAGCTGCTATCAAAACTCTCGAAGAAGCTAAAGAAGCTGTCGAGTTAGAGCTCACTGCAGCAAACGAAGTAATTGCTGGATATAAAGAAAAAGAAGCAGAGATGGAGAAGAAAGAAAAGAAGATGGCAAGAAAGGCAGCCCTAGAAGAGTCAGGTGTTGATTCGGTTAAAGCTGCAGAATTGGTTGACCAATTTGAATCTATGGATGACGAAACATTTGTGGCGATGACCAGCGTTTTTTCGTCTTTAGTACCAGCTCCAGAAGCTGTGGCTGAAGAAGTAGAAGCTGAAGTAGAAGCTGAGGCAGGAATGCCACCAGCTCTTAAAGAAGCTTTGGAGAAGAAGAAGAAGAAGAAAGAAGAAGAAGGCAAAGCTTCAGAATCAGATGAGCTTGAAGAAGCAAAGATTGAAGCTGATGTTGATGCATCTGTTTTGGAAAATGTTGAAGTCGAAGAAGACTCAGCTATTACTGTTGGTGGTGAAGTAGAATCTAAAGAAGAATCTACTAGAGCCGCACTTGTTGACTTTGTTCGTAGTAGAATAGGCAAAAAATAATCAATTTAAACACTTTAAACACTTTAAAATGGAGAATCTAACATGGCTCTTAAACCAGATCGTATTGAACTTTTAACTGATGTATCATTTTTCATGGCTACTACTGGTAATCGCGGTGGTGTCGTGTCTGTTGTAACAGGTGGCTCTGGAGTGTCTATGGACAATGCCGCAGCTGTTGTTGCTTATGATTCAACGGTATCCGGTAAACCTATCGGTGTTTTGTTAAATGATGTTGTAAATCTTGATCTTACTCGCCAGCATATTAATTGGCATAAAGATGAAGTCCAGAAGGGTGGCAAGGTTACTGTACTTAGAGTTGGTGAAGTAACTACCGACTTTGTAGTTGGTTCTGATGCTGCTGCTGGTTCTGGCGCTTATGTCGGTGCTGATGGTAAGTTTTCAACATCTTCTACTAACTCGACCCTTGTTGGTCAGTTCCTTAGTGGAAAAGATGCTGATGGTTTCGCAAAAGTTGCAGTTAACATTGTAGGCTAATATACTAATTTTATTTTCAAGGGAGAAAAAAAACATGTCATCTAATATCGAAAAATTTTCACCAACCCCGGAATTAACTGATCTTTTAGTTAAATCTGGATCTTCAGACAGAGCAGTCGCTGGCTCGGCTAACAGAGAGTTTGCCAAAGCTCTTGAGCAACCTCTTCGTCAGGGGCTTTTGAGTGGCGATATTCTTGCAGGCATTTTTGAGCCAATTGCTTTAGCTCAAGGTGCAACGCCAGAATTTCCACTTGATTTCTTAGCTCCTGGTAGCGAAAGAGATTTCGTAGCATATACGATTCCTAATCATGGATATATTCCAGAACGTCATGTAGAAGGCGATTATGTCATGGTTCCAACCTATGATATTGGCGCTAGCATTGACTATCTTCTCAAGTATGCTCGTGATGCTCGTTGGGACGTAGTCGGTCGTGCTATGGAAGTTCTTGAAGGTTCATTTGTCAAGAAGATGAATGACGATGGTTGGCACACACTTCTTGCAGCTGGCGTCGATCGTGACCTTGTTGTATTTGATAGTGATGCTAATGCTAGCCAGTTCACCAAGCGTTTAGTAAGTCTTATGAAGACTGTTATGCGTCGTAATGGTGGTGGTAATAGTGCCTCTAATAACAGAGGAATGCTAACTGATCTTTACGTTTCTCCAGAAGCAATGGAAGACATTCGCAACTGGGGTGTTGATCAGCTTGATGAAGTTACCAGAAGAGAAATCTATACAGCTGCTGATGGCACTGTAAATAGAGTCTTCGGTGTTAATCTTCATTCGCTTGATGAGCTCGGTGAAGGTCAAGAATATCAGTTATTTGCTACAGATACTCTTGGTGGTGATGTAACCACTCAGAGCGACGTAGAATTTGTTGTCGGTCTTGATTTAAGCAAGAAAGACAGTTTCATTATGCCAGTTCGTCAAGAAGTTCAAATCTTCGAGGACGAAAGTCTTCATCGTCAGAAGAGAGCTGGTTTTTATGGATGGGCAGAGCAAGGTTTTGCTGTGCTTGACAACAGAAGAGTCCTACTTGGCTCGCTGTAATTTCTGTTTTTGTTGATAAAATTAGTATTTGATACGGGGGCTGGGCCTTATCCAGCCCCTTTTTTTTGATACATTAGCAGGAAAGGTGTATCTATATAGAAGTATACTAATTATTACATCAACCTAGAGATCTCGCTATGTCAGCCAGCCAATATGATTTCAATATAGAGCAGGGGTCTTCATTCAACATATCTATAATTTACAAGGATTCAGATGGTAATGCCATCGACATAACGGATTGGTGTGCTAGATTTGTTTGGAAAACTAGCTCTAACACCACACAGACATTTATTTCTGATAATACAGATAAAGAAAATTATAGCTTTGAAATAGAAGGCAGTTTAGGTAAAATTACTTTAAGGTTCCCTGCTTCTACAACTAATAGTTTTGATTTTAGCACAGCTAAATACGATCTTGAGTTACAGTCTGATGAAGAACATTATCAAAATGGTGGTATGTTTACTACTAGATTGATTTACGGTACTGTCAGCTTATCTAAGAGATATAGTAAATCTTCTAATGCTTTGGAGTGTAACGAATAATGAGTAACGTTTCTTTAGAAATTATTAATACCTCTCATTCAATAGAAATTCAAACCTCTACAGAGAATGTAGAGAATATAATAGAATTGCAAAATGTTGAACCTTCTATTATAGAAATTAATCCTGGCTTTGCTGGTAGTACGGTATTTGCTAGTGATATTGTTGGATTATCAACGTTTATAGATAATTTAAATTTAAATGTTGATGGTGGTACTCCGTAAGTAAAATAGTTAGGATCTGATATGCCAAGAATTGATTTAATACAATTTCGCAGAGGAAATGACACAGCATGGGAAGCTGATCCTATTTTGGCTAGTGGTGAACCTGGTATCGATTTATCTAATAATTTGTTAAAAGTTGGTGATGGATTGAGACCTTGGTCTGAGTTGTATGCTATTGGCTCTGGTTTGGGTGGTGGAGGAGGCATATCTAAAGAATACGTTCTTAGAGACGTTGAGATAACACAATCAGATATAACCACCTTTTCTATTCCTTCTGGATATACTAGTGGTCAAATTGATATATGGCAGAATGGAGTTAAGCTGTTAGAGCACTTAGACTTTTCAGCTACAGGAGGCACAGATGTTTCATTTAGTCATCCTGCTCCTAGTGGATCTTCTATAGAGTATATATTAAATATGGGGACTAATTTATCTCCATCTAAAAACATAGTAGAAGATGCAACACCTCAACTTGGTGGTAATTTAGATATCAATAATAAAACATTAATGGGTTATGGTAGTGTTGACATATATGGATCAGGTAGCTTTGTTAGTGGGTTGAGCGCTTATAGTTCTCCTGTAGT